GGGATTATGCCGGTGTCGCAGGTGATGGCACGCTCAGCCTTCTCCATGCGGTCAGCAATCAGCTCCTCCTTCATCTTCGCGTACTTCTCATGCGCCTCCGGCGGGAGCATGATGGTATCCACTTGGTAGTGGATCTCGAAGTTGGCATGGATGTGGCCGTAGTCGCTGTCGAACTCCTTCATAAAGGGGTTCGGAGCGATGAAAGAACGCAAGATGTTGAAGTCCTTAATCGACTGGAGGAGCGGCAGGCGGTTGAACACCAGTATGTTGCCGCACTGCTGGCAGTAGTGCCGGATGCAGTTGTAGTCGAGCAGGTTGGGCTTCGTGTTCCTGAGACACTGGTTCAGGACAAGGACGGAGTCCTTGTTTATCTCCTGAAGCCAGGGGAACATCACACGGTACATGATGGTCTCGTGGAACGTCACCTGCCACGCGCCGTCAATGTGCGCGTCCTCTCCGGCGATGTACAGCTTCCGCCTGGTCAGGCCGTAGCGGTCAAGCACCTCCCTGATGTCGTAATTGCCTATAAATGCTTCTTTAACCACTTTGCTTTCTCCTTGCTGTTCATTTTTGATACTTTCTCCTTCACTTCGTCAAGCAGGCCGGTCTTGCGGTCGAGGTTGCGCGAGATCATGTCCTCGATGCCAACGGAGGTGCAGTACACGGTATGGTAGTCCACATGCTCCTCCTGCCCGAGGCGGTAGACTCTCGCCTCGGCCTGCTCCATCTGCGCGTAATCCCAGGTGCGGTCGGCAAAGACGAGGTTATGGGCGAACTGCAAATTCAAGCCGAACGCCCCGCAGCCGAAGGTGATCCACAGAGCCTTGTCATCGCCTGTACGGAACCGCTCTATCACCTCCGCGCGCTCATCTGTGCTCATGTCCCCGGTGATGCGAAGAGCGTTGAGCGGGATGGAAGCAAGGAAGCGCACGAAGACCACACACTTCCCCTCAGCCTGCTCAATGCACTCCTGCACTGCCATCTTCTTTGACTCGCAGCTGTACAGGAAATGCAGGCAGGCGGTCACGAGGCGGTAGAAGTTGATGTCGCTGTCCTCACAGCAGTCCATCAGGATATCCTCCTTGACCTGCTCGTAGGCATCCTGTTCCTCGCGTGTCAGGCTGTAGCCGTGAGACCAGTGGGACTGGCCAACACCGAGATTGAGGCTGGCGTCATAGACATACGGGGAGATCCTGCTGATAAGGTTGGACACGTTGCAGGTGCGCTTGATTCGGCCTGCGCGCACTCCGGTCTTCCAGTACTCGCAGTACATATCGCGGAAGCTGTACCAGTTCTCCGGCAGGATCTTGTCACTGAGAAAGCGCATCTGGCTGTAGAGGTCGAGGATATTCTTGCTGAGCGGCGTGCCGTTCAGTATCAGCTTGTAGCTGGCATACCCGGACAGCTCGAGCAGGCGCTTCGTCCTCTTCGCCTTGATGTTCTTGATCTTGAGGCTCTCGTCAACGACAAGGAACACGCGGTTGTTGTGCGGAGCCATCTCATTCAGCAGATTGAGGAAGATGCGGTCAGACGCGCCGATTGACTCAACGCCGACAACGGTCAGCGAGAGTTCCGGATGCCATTTCTGCCGCTCTTCCTCGATGGTGGCTTTGAGCGAGCAGGGGCAGACCCACACGTTCATCTCCACCTTCTTCTGGCGGTCGGCCATGAGATCCAGGGCAACCTTGGTCTTTCCGGTGCCCATCTCCATGAAGAGCGCGCCGACCTTGAGCCTCCTCAGCTTGTTGACCGCCCTGCGCTGGTCGTCTGTGTCAGTCATCAATCAGCTCCTCCGGTATGCTCACATCGACATGGGCGGGCAGTGGCTCCGGCGTATGGATACGTTCCCTTGAGTCAAAATACTCCGGCAGCTCGTCAGGCGTGACACTCTTCGTTTCGACATCCTCCCATGTGCCGTCAGCCTTCCGCTCGGAGCGCGAGATGAAGAACTGCCAGCACATGCTGTACGTGATGACGATGATGCCCTCGCCGATGACGGTCATGTTCCCGGGGTGGAAGAACTTCCAGCCGGAGTCCTTCGAGCGCAGGAGGAAGCTGCCGTTGCGGCAGCGCTTCCAGTACACCTTGCTCTCCGTCAGGACAATCTCGCCCATGGCTACTCCGCGAGAAGCTTGTCAATCTCGGCGATGCGGGCGAGGAGCCTTGCCTTCTCCTCCTCAAGCTCCTTGCGCTTGACGTCCTTGCCCTCGTCGACAAGCTCGGCGGTGTAGTACTCGCTGTCCTTGTCCTGCTCCCAGACAGCCTTTGGCACATGGCGGAGGAGGACTACAGCGCCCTCAGGCACAACAGACTCCCAGTTCTTGCAGGAGCCGCCGGAGGTGGGCTCGCCCTCGAGGTAGGTTACGTCATCGCCGGGGCGTGCGCCGGAGTCCCTGCCGCGGGCGGAGGCGAGAACCTTCTTGAAGATGACGACATCGTCGCACCTGACACTCCACTCCTCCTTGAAGGTGACCTTAACGGTAACACTGCCACTGGCGTCGGGCAGGTCGGTCTCGCCGTAGACGTCCATCATGATCTGACGAACCTGAGGAAGAGACTCCTCGGGCACAGTCCAGCACTTGCTCTCACCGTCCCACTTACGGCCGCCGACGTTCCTGATTGCTGCAACAAAGTCGCGATTAAAAGGGGTGAAAACCGAAGCCCTGCCGTCCTTGATGGTTACTTTGATGTTGCACATAATACTGACCTCACTATTTGCTGTATTGCTTTGTTATCTGAGGTCAGTATATCAATGTGAGAAATGATAATCCAACAAAATTTAACAAAAATTGATAAAAAATGTGAACGGCATCACATTATTTATCAATATGACAGCCTTTTGCTCTTGCTTCCTCATCAGCCCTCCATCTCGCGGCGTCAAGATCCGCCTGCGCCTTACGCCTGAATTTCAACTCCCGGAGCCATCCTGCAAGCTGCCTGTGCTCCTGAGCGCACTCCGTACAGCCTAATTCCCGCGCCTTGTCCTCGGCGTGCCTGATGGCCTCATCAATTGTCATGGCCATGCTACCTCCCTGTAGATCCTGAGTGCGTGCCGCGCTCCGCGTCATCAGCGTCTATGCCGTCGGCGCGGAAGCTCCATGTGACAAAAGCCTGAAGGAGCCTGTCGCCCCTGCGGAACTGCACGGGCTTCGCGCTCTCGAGGACTGCGCACCACTCACCCTTGTAGTCAGAGTCTATAAGGCCGACCGTGTTCCACAGCCTGATGCCCCAGTTCATGCCGGCCGAGGAGCGCGGGATAATCTGGACACTGTAGCCGTCCTCGATGTCGGCAGAAAATCCCAGGCTGATGCTGGCAGGCTCGCCGGGAGTGAGGTACAAATCGTCCTGAAGGTACAGGTCAAAAGCGGCGGCGCCTTTGGTCTTGTACCTCGGTGCGATGAAGTTATCCCTGAGCGGGTGAATTGTGATGTGCATTCCTTTCTCCTTAATCCTCTTCTGTCGAAATTCCCTCAGCTGGCACTGCGCCGCCTTGAGCCTCTTAGCGAGGTCGATAGCGTCAAGCAGACGCTTGTCCGCCTCCAGCGCCGCGAGCCTCATGCGCAGGCGCGCCTCTTCTGCTGGTGTCATGACGCCTCCTTAAAATCATTTCTGAGCCTATCCTGACTTAAAACCGCGGAAATCCGCGTTTCCGCACTCCGTAAGGATCAAAAATCCGCTTTTTTGACTCTATGGCGTGCTTCCTTCATCGCCTCAAGGTCAGCCTCGTAGTACTCCAGCAGCTCGCGGAAGTACGCGATCCTCTTCTCATTCGGCGGGCACGGCCACAGGTCTTCAGCGGCCTCGGCCTCTTCGATGTCCGCCTTCAGCGCGCGGATCTTTGCCTGCATTTCCCTGATGCCCATTCTCTTCAAGCTCCTCCGCGTCCATAATGAGATTCCGCGCAAGCATGTCGAGCCAGCGCCTCACCTGCGCCTCATCGTGCGTGTCGTACCCTGCGTACTGCCGCGCCTCGAAGTGGCGCTGATGGCTCCTCAGCCAGCGGCGGACTTTTGCCGCCTCGCTCCTGAGCGTGCGCGCCATCTCCTCAGCGGTCGGCTCATCTGTCATAGACGAAATGCTCCTCAACCCCGCCGCCGCCCGGCATATAAAACTCCTCATGAGTCTCCGACATGGCGTCGCGCTCAAGGTACAGCGCGTACTGCGTCAGCCAGTGCATGACCCTGAGCGTGTCGCGGAGCTCCGGCGTTGCCTCATGCTGTCCGCGGATTTCCTCCCGCTTTGCGCGAAGCCATGCCTTCACGCGCTCCGCCTCGGTCTCAAGGCGCTCACGCTGCTTATCAGGTCTCAATGACATAGCCGATGCCGTCGATGTATTTCTCTTTGCCCTGCGCGCGGAACTCATCAAGCCCCATCGCGCGGTACTCCTTCAGCTCCTCAAGCCAGCCCAGGATCTCGGCGACGTCGTCCGTATTCATCATCATGCACACGGTCGTGTCGCCCCTGTAGATCTTCCGCGTCTTCCGGAAGATCCCGATTGCGCGCCCAAGCCTCTTCATGTCATGTTCGCGCTCAACGCGCGCTCCGCGGGTGTTTTTATAGAGTCCGCAAAATCCACCTGGCATTACTCCTCCTTTGCGCCATAGGCGCTCTGATACGCTTTGACTAGTGCCTTGTATCTGATGGCGAGCTGGTCGCACTCGGCTGCGAGAGCCAGACTCTCCGCAACCTTTCGTGAAATATCGGCTCGGGTGTAGCAGACAGCGCCGGGCTGAGCGCCGGAGGCCTCGGGCAGTTTTGGACAGGTACTGGTGTCTGACAGCCGGTCAGCGTCGATATAGCTATCAATAGTGCGCTTATAGCCAGCCACCTGCCGCTCATAGTCCTCAACGATTGCATTCTGCGCCTCCTGCGCCTTGCGCTCACTCTCCCTTGCCTGTCTCTCCGCGGTCAGCTCGGCGGCATGGATCTCCGCCTCACACGCGCGTCTCTCCGCCGCGGAACCCTGCCACCTGCCGATGCCGTAGGCGAGGGCAACGGCGGCAATGGCGGCGGCGGAAAGGTAGGCTATCAGTCTGAAATTGAGCATAATTCCTCCGCCATCCTGCCAGCATGGGCGACGTTCATCAGATCGGTATCTACGCCGATGTATGCTCTGCCAGTCCTTGCGCACGCGCGATACAGCGTGCTCCTGCCAGCGGTAAGGTCGGCAAGCGCATTAAACATCCTGCTCGTGCCAGACCATCCTGATGATGTCAGGCGGATTTGCATTCTGACTCCTGTCGTTCCTGCTCAGCAAGCATTTCGCAGAGCGTCCTGATGTTCTGGTCAATGCCGACAAACTCCCTGCTGCATTCCGTCGCGATTTTCGCGAGCGGCGAGCGTGTCAGACAGAGGTCACCGACGGGAGTCCACGGCATGACGTCATTGCAGATCCAGCGCAGGCAGGTCTCAACGCTTGCCCCCTTGAGCCATTCATACTGCTCTATCGCCCTGACCATCTTCCTGTCCTGCGGCCATGACTTCTCAAGCTCCAGCCGCTCCTCGCGCGAATGCAGGCGCTTCGCGACGATGAGAACCTGATGCGGGGCGTGCATGGTCGGCTCAAGGAAAATCGCGTCTGACTGGTACGCAGGAATAGAGGCAAAAGGCTTGTTTGTTCGTGTGTACGCCATGTCGTTCAGATCCATCTTCGCCAGCTTGCGCATCCAGAAATCCGTTGAAATGGTATCGGTCAGCATGAGCAGGTATTCAGGGCGGAGGCGCTGGAGGAACGCGAACCACCTGTCGGTGTAAATGCTCCACATGTGAGCCAGTCCGTAATCCTCCCACTCGTGAGTGTCGGCAACGCTTAAGTAATAATCCCTGATGTCAAACGGATTGTCGCAGGGGCAGAAGAATACCGCGCCGCACTTCCTGAGCGGGCAGCCCTTGTCGATCTTTGGGAAATGATACCTGTCGCATTTCATTACAAGCGGCTCAAGGTAGCTGATAACTCCTGAGCCGTACCTGCAAAAACTTTTGGCTACGAGTTTCTTCCTGCCTCTTGTTACATCACTCATTCACACTCTTCTCCATTCCCTGCGTTTCCACTGCCGCTCCCAGCTGTCGGTTCTGTACCGCTCACGGACTCTCACTGTGTCGAAAATCGCCTCGAGCACGTCAGGACGGTTGCTGAGGAGGCTCCGGCTCCGGTTGTCGAGAGACTCCCAGAAGCGGCGCTTGGTGACGGTGTCCAAAGGCAACGGGCAGAACTCAGTCATTTCGTGTCCTCCGCCATCGCCTGCCTGTCCTGCTCAAAGCGCTCCGGCATGGTCTCTGCGTGCTCGATGCCGAGAGCCTTCTCCTGCTCAGTGATGAGCCTGTCGAGGTAGTACCGCGCTTTCTTCAAATCCGCGAGCGCTGTGCCCTTCCAGCGCCATCTGAACAGGTACTTGAGGCATGTGCCAACGAGGAACCCCTCGAAGCCTGAAAGGCCTGCGCAGGCGCTCTCGATGGCGTCTATAGCCTCGATGGCGCCGTGGTTGTAGTAGTCTCTGTGGTCAATAATCACAATACCATCTCCCTGAAAAACGCAATTGCCAGCCCCATCGCCAGCATCACCAAAACTCCCGCAAAGAGCGCCGTGACGCCGCCGGCCTGAGAGCCCGAGAGACTCCTGCCGAGGTCCTGCTCCCTGAACAGCGCGTAGCTGAACGCTCCGCCCCAGCGTTTTGCCGCAATATCGACAACGCGCATGAAGTCAGCCCAGTCAGCTGATGACGCTATCACCTGACAGCCTGCTGACCACCTGTCGACAAGGTTTGAAGTGCCGGAGGCTGACGCGCGGTGGATGTGGATGTCCGCCATCTCCTCCGAAACTTTTCCGCCAAAATCGAGCACTCCATCCCTGTTGCCGTCGCGCCACAGCGGCAGGGGCTTGGTCTGCATAAGGCAGCGGTACTGCCCGTGATGCAGGCCGATGCCGAACGCGCCGCGGTAGTACCCGTCCTTGAGGATTGCCGTTCCGCGGGGATTAAGCGGGTTCTGCCTGTAGTACAGGCCGGGGTCAGTTGTCGCCGCGTACTTCCTGAGTACCCATCTGCCGTCGGTTTTGTACAGCAGGCAGATGAGGTCGTTGAAAGTGTTGGACTTACGGTCATCGGCGCGTATGCCGATGATGTTGAGGTTGTAGTCGCCCTCGGTGAAGGGCTTCCAGCCACGGGCGGCATATGCCCTGAACAGTACGTCAGGCGTTATGTCACTTATCCTCATTGTGTCTCCTCGCACAGCGCACAGGCTGTGCTATAAGTCAGTCCCAGTGCGCGAGCCATTGCCGATACGCTCTGGTACTCCTGACCATTATACCTGCAACGCCTGCCGCGGTGCGGTACGCCTTTTTTGGACAGCCTGACAGCAGGATCAAGCGGGGCGCCCCTGCGCCTGCGCCTGAGCACTGTCGTATAAGGCCAGCGCAGGGCGCGGGCAAGAGCCCTGATGGAGGGATACTTATGTCCTGCGTAAGACACCGGCAGAACAGTGCGGAGAGGCTCCTCAAGCGGCCTGCCTCGGCGAAGGCGCGATGCGCAGGCATCTGCGGTCAGGCCGTATGCTATGGCAAGCGCTGCGATGGTCGGGTAGGTTCTGCCTTTGTATGTGACGGACATAAGGTCTCCGGAGGCAGTGCTCCGTCAGGCCGCTGTGATGTGAGTCTCAACGGGGATTGAGTTTGCGTTTCGCCTGTTTGACCGGCTGAGGGCACTGCTGATGCTAGTATAGCGCAGTACCGGACAAAAGGTGTGAGGCAGGTTGCAGAGATGCAATAACAGTGGTATCATCTGAGGCAATCAGTATCGGTCATGGCTGTGGCGTGCTCTGCTGGTTTCCGTAATAACTATATCCACTGTTCTGCTGTTGCTATCTTCGTGTTATTCAAGCCCGGACGCTCCTCCGGGCTTTTTTATTGCTTACTCGGGCTTATCTTCCGGTTCCTGCTGCCCGAAAACCTCAGGAAACATAGTGCCAAGTGATTCCGCAACTGCATCAGGAATGTCGTCATGCTTCTTCCATGTCCACGGAGTAACGCGGTTCAGGCCGAAAGCACTGGCCAGCCAGCCACGGATCTGCCGGTCGTTGGTCAGGCTGAACGGAGGCTTTTTGCCTTCACTATAGTTGTCCAGGATCTTCTTTGTCATCTCGCTGTATTTCATCTGTTCTCAACCTCAATGTATTCCTTAACGTAATTCCGCACGTACCTTTCACAGGCATAGAAAGTCTCGTCTTTCTTCCATACTGACTGCGGAGTGATAAAGCACCTCGCATCAGCATCGCGGAAAACCTGCCGCATCAGCTGATAGCCTGACATACATGCGCCTTTTCCTTCCTCACCCTTCGGTTCAAAGGTGCACATCAGGACATGGCAGAGCGCAGTATGCACCGGCATCTCGGCTATATCCCTGCGGGTATCGAGTCTGAGCAGCACCCAGCGCAGGAGATAGGCACTGCACAGCATCTCCTGAAGGGTGAAAGCCGCCTTTATGCTGTCATGGAGCAACAGGCAGGTCAGCAGGAAGTCCTCGACAGACTGAAAACCGGGGATGTCTGATGCGCGGCAGATTTCAGATGACACTTTGGCAGACTGGATCAGGTGCTTCATGTCTATCCCGGCCATCACTCATCCTCCCAGTCTGACCATACCCTGGAGCCATTGAAGTAAAAGGACTGTGGGAGCATTTCCTTCCGTTTCAGGTTCTTAATCAGGTCAGCAGCCTCTTCCCTGGTCAGGTGGAATGTCCTGACTGTCCGCAGGAGCGCCTTCGCGCGCTGGCAGTTGGCTTCCATGTCCACAGTGCCCATCATGCCTGCGGCATAGCTGAACACGTCAGTATCCTCAAATTTCTTCTCCTTTCTCATTCTCTCCTCCATATCTGTTCCCTCTCCTTCGCGCAGACGACTGTCAGGAGCCTGCCAAGCGCCTTTGCGTCAACGCCTGTCGAGTGCCTGAGCGTCTCCGCGCCCCTCTCGCCGAGGATAATGTAGATGACTGGGCGGAAGTGATACCCCAGCATCCCGCACAGCCTGCCGAGCGCGTCAAGGGCGGCAGGGTTCGGCCCGTCATCGGTGTACAGCCAGTGGTGATGCGGGTACTCCAGCCGCACCTCCGGCACATCGCCGAGCGGAAAGGCGCATGCCGGACGGTACTCGGGTTTCATCATCTCAACCGCCGTCCGCAGTGCCTCCTCCTCCCTGCGCCAGTCGGCAAGGGAATAGCCGGGATCGCGGAGAGCCTGTTTATTTTCCATCTTTTCTCCAACACAAAAAGCCCGCCGGAGCGGGCAACCGTCATGCAGGCTGGTACATTATCGCCGTGTCAGCCTGCCCCCTGTAGTGGTTCACCTCGTCCATCACCTCGGAGTCGGTCAGGCGCTCGGCCTCCGCGGCCTCGGCCTCCTCGCAGGAGCCGCAGCAGTCGAAGGAGCCGCAGTACGGGCAGTAGTCGCCCGAGGTGTACTCCCTGCGCTCCCAGCCGTCCGGATGGCGGATGAAGGTAACGCCTGTCTTGTAGGAGCCTCCATCGTGGCACTTGTCGGGATCGTAGTTGCTGTATTCCCTGATGGTGATGCGTGCCGCAGACTCAATCCGGAAGTCCTTGCTGTCAATCGAGAACATGCTTCACCTCACGCCGCAGAATGGTCATTGAAGATGACCTGCCTGCCTGAATCGCGGAAGATGCAGAGCATGGTGAAGAGATCGTCCGGGAGGATCTCGAAATCATCGAGATCGCCGTTGCTCTTCACAGCGACCCACTTCCCGGTGCTGAGCTTCGCGAAGCTCTTGCAGCCGCGCCTGTCCATGACGGTGGCGGTGATGTGGTCGCGCATACCCTTCTTGATCGCGCTATAATCCTTCTCGTTCATATCAAACTCCATATCCAGTGGTGTGTTGTGGACAGGGCAGTGGTCAGCACTGCCCGCTTCTCAGTTCCATCTGCCGATAAACTTCGTTACCTCTTCCCTGGCATACTCCTCGTCATCGGTCATGGCGAGGATGAGTCCCTGCTCCTTGATGAGTTGGTCAGCCTCCTCGGCGGCCTTGCAGGTTGAGGAGAGATCCTTGCGTGATGCCTTTATGGCGTCAAGCAGCATATCCATCACCCTGCACTGGGCGTTAAGAATTGTCAGGCTGTTGACTTCGTTGCTGTCCATAGTGCGCCTCCTTACATTCCGAAATCCATTCTGTACTCAACAGCACGCTCAAGCACAAGCGGAGCGTACCCCTGGGTTGCCGACTTAATCTCCCCAGAAGCCCTGAGAGCCTTGAGACCTGCGTTGAGAGCCTGGAGAGTCTCCATGTTGGCAGTGAAGGCCTTCTTCATCTCAGACCTCATTGCGTCAACGCTGGAAAACCTGGCGGCGATGCGCTTCTTGCCGTCAATGTCCTCAATCCTGACGTCTGCGCCGGTGGTGCGGATAAGGTCAGCCATTCCGTTGATGTACTCGTTTGCGTTCATGATGTTCACCTCTCGTTAATCTCTGTACGTATAGTAGTCCTTTCGATAAACATATTCAAACGATTTTTAACAAAAATCGATAAAATTTGAGAGATGTATCACATTATTTATTACTTTCTGCGCTTAATCCATCTGCCACAGAGATCTATCATCTCCTTCATCTTCCCCCTGCTGACATGGTATGCCCTTGCCGCTTCTGCAATGGACTCATACCTGACTCCGTCGATTTCACATGCCCTGCGGATATCCCGCAGCTTCGCGTCAGGAGCCTTTCCCAGCTTCAACCTGTACCATATCTGACAGACCGACAGCCTGGCAGCTTTCGACGCCTCATTTATTGAAGCATACCGGACTCCTCTGACTTCAATCTCCCTGGCGCGGCGTCTCAGTCCGCTGAGCCTATCAGGCTTGCGGTCAAGCGGTATGCCATGCTTCAGGCGGTAGCTGACTGAAGATTTATCCAGCCCGTACTTTTCTGCCAGTGCGGTAAGCGAGGGGTATACAACCCCCTCGTATACAACAGGCTTTGGCGTATTCCAGCCCGAACTCACAGCCACCTCCCGCATTCATCAACAATCTTCTTCGCTTTGTACAGCGACACGCCGAGGAAGTCGGCACATATCGTCAGTGTCGGGTATTTCCTGCCGTCCAGCATGCAGGGCTTTCGCACAGGCCTGAGCGGCGCGCGGGCTTCCTGTCCTTTGAGCAGGCGTTTCCATAGCGCGCCGACGCTCATACCGAGTGCCTTTGCCGCAGCCGTCAGCGTCGGGTAGGTGACGTCTCCGATGGTGACCTTTTTCCCGCCCTTTGGCGAGCCTCCACAATACGGCATATCGAGAGGCTGACCGCGTTTGAGCCTTGCCTGAGCCATTCCGTAGCTGATGCCGTAGGCCTTTGCGAGCGCCTGATGGCTGGGATACCTGACTCCGCGGTAGGTGATAGGCTTTGGTATTCCGTGTCTCACAGCCACTTTCCCTCCCTGTCGACAAGCTCGCGCGCATGGTCATGTGTCAGCTTTACAGCCCACGCCAGCGCCTCAATGCTGTCGTAACGCACTCCTTTGTACTCACAGGGGCGCGCGAAGCCGTGGGTTACCGGGGCATCGAGCGGAGTCCCAGCCTTCAGGCGTTTGCGGCAGGTCGAGGGCGCCAGCCCGTAGGCGTCCGCCAGCGCCGTGATGCTGAGATACCGCTTCCCCTGGTACTCGATGTCTACGCGCTTATGGAGCGGGCGGTCAAGCGGGACTCCTGCCTTCAGCCGCCTTGTACAGGTCAGCGGCGTAAGCCCGTAGGCCTCGGCAAGCAGAGAGACGGAATACCATTCCTTTCCCTGATAGATGACGCGCTTACAGGAGCCAAATGGAGCCTCAAGCGGAATGCCCTTTTTCAGGCGGGCGCGGCAGGTGCCCGGCGACATGTCGAATGCCGCAGCGAGATCCGCGAGAGAGTCAAAGGTATCCCCTTTATAGACAACTGGTTTTGCAGATCTGCCCATCATAGCCACCTCCCGTCATTCTCCACAAGCGAACGCGCGTCTGACGGATAAATACCCAGCTCACGCGCGAGCGCCGCGATGCTGGGATACCGCTTACCCTGATACTCGCAGGCCTTGCCGAGACGCCCGCAGAGGTCAGGGCTGATATCCTTGTCCTCCTTCAGGCGGTGCCAGATTGTTTTTGTGCACACGCCGCAGGCTTCCGCGATTTCCTTTTGTGAGTACCATTCCTTGCCATCTATGACGGTAACCTTTCGGAAGCAGTGGGGAGCCTCCAGCGGAATGTTGTGTTTCAGACGGTAGCGGACGGTAAAAGGTGTAAGGTCAAACTCCGCGGCACAGTCGTAGATAGTGTCGTAGGCAACGCCTTTATAGACAACTCCTCTGTGCTTCCTGATGGTTAATCCGGGTTCCTTTGGCCGTTCGCTGAGGAGCCCCAGCGGAACCTTTGTTGGAGACTCCAGCGGGGTGCGCTCGCGCAGGCGCCTGCGCAGGGTTACAACAGAAATGCCGAGCGCGGCAGCGAGCGCCCTGCGGCTCGGATACCTGACGCCCTTGTAGACAATCGGCCTGGAGGTTTTGTGATTGCCGACAAGGTTTTTAAGAGGGAAACTCATATCTCATCCTCCGCAATCCACTTCCCCATCTTCTCCACGCCTACGTACGCCTGGCCGAGAGTGACATCCGCGAGATCCGCGAGCGCGTTCAGGCTGGTGTACTTCTTTCCGCCGAGGCGGCAGGCCTTCCATTTCTTCTTCCAGGCCTTCATCTCCTCAGCCGGAGTCGCCCTGATTTCACGGAGGCTGAACTCGTCAGCCTCTGCCTCGGGTTTCTCCTCTTTCTTCACGAGCGGCACGCCTTCGCGGATATGGTCGTAGCAGTAGGAGACGTGGCGGTTGTACTCGCGCGCCAGCGCCTTCATGTTCGGGTACTCTTTGCCGTTGTAGGTGACAGGCCTGGACTTCGGGGTACCGCCCATTGTCAATGTGCCGAGCGGAGAAGGTTTGGGCTCGGATTTCAGCCTGCGCTCCGCCTCGTCGGCGTCATGGAGGCTCTGGTACTCTTTGCCGTTGATGACAACGGGCTTGACGGCAGGTTTTGAGGCAGGCTCGGCAGCTTCCGGTTCAGGAACGACAGGCTTCTCCTGCTTGTTGCCGCCTTTGCCCCACGGCGCGTCAAGCGGGATATTGTGCCTGATGCGGTACAGCCATGAGCGCGAATTGATGCCGGTAGCGCGGGAGAGCGCCTCGACACTGGGGTACTCCTTGCCCTGGTAGGTGATGGGCTCGCACCTGTCGGCGTATTTCGGAGCGGAGAGATCCTGCCCTTTGCGGATACGTGAGCAGATGGTCTGGTACGGCACGCCGAGAGCCTTTGCGGCAGCGGCCATTGACGGGTACTCAGCGCCATTGACGGTGACAGGGACAAGCGGCCTTCCTCCGGCTTTCAGCTTTTTGTCAAGCGGCTGGCCTTTCTGCAGGCGGCGCGAGCATGCGGAGACGGTCAGCCCGAACGCCTTCGCGCAGGCCGTGAGCGAGGGATACGTGACGCCGTTGTAGGTAACAGGCTTTGCACGGGAGGGCATCTGCCTCCTGATGTGTTCCTCCAGCTCCGCGATCACAGCCTTTGCGGCCTCCTGGCTGACAGGCTCAGCCTCCTCCTGAGCGTCAGTCGGCACAGCCTCCGGCGTGATAGCCGGAATGGGCTCGTTCCACACCTTCCACAGCGCTTCCATATCCCACACGAGGTCGGGGACAGGCAGACGCATCATGACGCATGACGCCGCGTCAGCGAGCGAAAATCCGTTATAGCTTACGTTTACGTTCATTCCAAAGCCTCCCATAAAGCCAGTTTGTCGCCATCCGCAGACAGGATGAAAAGGTCATCCGGCATGGCCTGCGGATACGTGTCCATCGCGCACATGTCAATCACATCGTCTTTCCACACCTCCCACGGCAGGTTCAGCTTCCCGCGCGGATAGACGCCTGACTGCCATGCCTCATGCATGACACGCCTCACCTCGCTCTGCGGCATGTCCGGGTTTTTACTGAACAGCCAGTGCCAGCCCTGAGCGGCGGAGGCGATGCGGATAAGCTCCGCCCTCATCGCTGACATGCTGCGGAAAAGCCTCCAGCCAAGCTTCAGCTCGTCGGGCAGGGATTTATCCCGGCACCTGCTGGTATGGAAGGTGTGGCAGAGAGCGCAGAGGGCGAGGACTTCATCAGTCCTTGTCGGCTCCTTCCCGCCGTCAGCCATAAAGCCGCAGAAGCCGACAAGCGCGGAGATCTCATCGATGTTCTCCTTCAGCGCGCGGCCAAGCATCCCGCGGACTTTGAGGTGCCAGCGCTCGGTCTCCGTGATAGGCTTCGGCATGGCCCGCTGTTTAGCGAAATCCCAGAACGCCTCATCGACACCGGGAAGTGTGTTGATGACCTCACGCATTGCCGCGGAGAAGACCGAAGTGTCAGTGCCGTTCACGCTGTAGATTGGAAAGGCGCACTGCCGGGCACTGTGGATGAAGCGGAGCCTGAGCTCCGTCGCCTTTGCCTCGATGTCCGCCTGAGCCTCAGCGCGGAATTTGTCGGCGAAGTTGAAGCTCTTCACCGCCTTCCCGACGAGCTTCCGGCACCATGCGTCAAGCTCCTGAGCCTCAGCCTTCGAGGACTGGAACCACCTGCCGAAGGACTTCGCCCCGGCACTGTCCCGGATTGCGAGGTAGCGCGCCTGCACAAGGAGGAGCACAGCGTCAAAGGCGGCGGCTGACGCGGCGACGTCGGGATGAACATCCCACATCTCACGCTTCTGAGCGTCGGCGACAATGTTCTGCGGCAGAGTGTGCTCAAGGTCTTCCTGCATCTGCCCCTCCGGCGTCGAGAGCTTCTCGCGGAGGCGCCTGTTCTGCCGCCATTCGGCGTACCATGTTGACTGGTCTGTCATTCCTCGCCTCCGCTGCAGTCTTTCCTGCCGAAACGGTCAATGTCGTCCTCAACGCGGAGCCTCAGCTCCTCCTCGGCGTCCTCCCAGCGGTCGTACTCACGGTTTCCGATTCTCTGCGCAAGACGGTCAGTGTAGTCGCGGACACGGAACGGGTTCGACTCCTCCGCGATACCCTCCTCGCCGAAGCGCTCCGCCTCGACCTCGTACATGAAGTCGAAGAGGAGCTCGGCAAATGCCGGAACGGTCATGTGCTCGCCCATGCGGAGCTGAAAGCCTGTCGGCAGAAACTGGTGCAGGTACTCCTCGGTCGTCAGAGTCTTCTTCATAAATCCTCCATGTCGGGGTTCTCTGCCATCATCCGGTACATCTCGGTCATGCTGGCGTCATACTGCGCGCAGCCGATGCACATCTCCGCCTCGTAGCTGACGCGCTCGCGCATTGCCCGTTCGCAGTCCTCCCACTTGCCGAACTCATGGTTGCGGACTTTCACGGCAAGCTCGTCCGCGAAGGTGTTCAGCATGTTCAGCACCTCATCGTCAGGCTCGACATGCCAGTCCTGGCAGTCCTCCTCAGCGAAGCGTTCCTTCACGAGGGCGCGGACTCGTCTGCGGAGCGCCTGCGCGAGGTTCTTTGCTGTCATCTGGCGCATCCCGGAGCGGACGTCCGCAGGGAGGAACCATTTCAGATACTCCTCAGTCGTCATTTGCGCGCCTCCTGGCATCTGCCAACGTAGTCATAGATACGGTTGCAGATTTCCTCTTCCACGTCATCCCAACGCCTGTACTCCTTCCGGCAGATGCCGCCAGCAAGATCCGCCGCGTACCCCATGACAAGGTTTTCATCGGGGGCGGCACAGTGTTCCACATCACAGACCTCAGACGCGATATTCAGGATGTAATCCGCCAGCACATCAGCGAGAGCATCCTCGGATGCCTCGTCCATTGAATGCAGGAAGCACAGCGGTACAAAGCCGTTCAGGTACTCCTCGGTCGTCATGCGTCCTCCTTGATGTAGGGCTTCGTGTGGCTCAGCTGGAGCCTAAGAACGGCGATAGTGCCGACGCTGCGGTCTGCGCGCCTGATAATCTCCCAGCCAATCTCGGGGCACATCGCATCAAGGCGCGCCTGAATGCCTTCGGCAAGCGCATGGAGCTTGCTATTGTTCACTCCGTCGAAGCCGCAGAGAGTGACCTCTAGCGCACCCAGCCCGTCCATGGCGGCAAGCGCGTTGTCGTACCCGGTGATGTAAAACGACGGCAGGGCGGTATCGGCACACATCTCATCAATCAGGCTCTCGGCCTTCTCGATTGCCGCGGCCTTCGCGTCGTCATACCTGCGATTCCTTGCCTCAGTGTCGGTCAGGCCGAGGGTGACGGCGATGGCGATGGTACATCCTGCGACGGGAGTTCCCCAGATGTTGCCGTCATGGATTGTCCTGCCGAAGATGTCATCGACGCTCAGCCAGTGGATGCCCTCCATCGTGATGGTGAAGCGTTCGCTGCTAAATTCGCGGTAGAACTCGTTCTCAACCTCCTGGAGCAGCCCGGCATAGAAGTCCTTCTTCGGCAGGCAGAGCAGGACGCTGCTGCCCTCCTCCTTTGCCTTCAGCTCGAACACAACGCCTACGCCTGACTTGTAGCTGATTTCCTTCGGTGTCTTAATGCCCAGCAGGTTTAGAAAAATCCTGCCGACAGCCCCGGCAGTGGGGTCATTTGGTCTTCTGCTCATTCCTCATTTCCTTCCTTCACTTTTCATCTTCATGGTGATACCTCATCAATAAGCGGCAGGGCATCCCCTGCCACGGTCAGTTACCGCGGTGAGCGTTGATACAGCCCTTGCTGATGGCACCTGCGATGAGCGCGTCGGCGGCTTCGCGGTATGCTCGCGCCTGCTCCGGCATTATGACCGGAGTCTCACCTCTGTCAGCCTCTCTCAGCTGGTTCAAACGGTTGCAGATTTCAACCTGCCGTCCGTAGTTCTCTGTCTCCATGAGCTCGGAGTACTCCCTGCGGAGTTCCTCCTGAGCCTCACTGGTGCAGTCTTCAAGGGCAGTCTGGAACTTCTGCCACAGCACGAACGGCACATAGGTCTCTGACTGCATGTCAAACAGCAGGGAAAAGACCATCATGCTCCGCCAGTTGAGCTCCAGCAGGGCAAGCTCTGCCGCGGCACAGATGTCAGGATGCCTGACCGCACATGCAGCCAAATCCCTGATGCGGAGAAGTGCCTCAAGCGTAATCTTTTCCATTACTCAGCCTCCAAAAGTCCGGTAACAGCCTTCACCATCTCGCGCTTGGCGGCGATGACGCGCCCCTCGGTGAGGATGGCCTCCTCCTCATCGGCCTCATGCAGGGCGGCAAGCTGGCCGATGCTGGAGGCAAGGAAGTCGAGGGCGGTGATTGCCGAGGCCATGTCCTCGCGGACGCGCTCGCGGAGGTTGGAATGTGTGAAATCAATTGCGTCCATAGCCAATCTCCTCGAGGCGCGCGCAAACCTGATGGTAAAGAGCAGCAAGTTTGTGGTCTCTGATTGCGTTAAGCCCGGGAAGCAAATCGTTCAGCTTGTCGAGGAGCTTTTTGGCATCATGCGTGAGTTCCTCAGCAGGGGGAATCTGTTCAGGTTGAACGGAAGGCTCTGAGACTTCAGCTTCTTCTGAAGACGGAGTGTATGTGTCAGTGCAATTCAGGCGGTCAGAAACCATAGACGTGAGTTTTCTGAAATCCACAGGCTCAAGCTTGATCCTGCCGAACTCCGATGGGTCTATCTCACTCCGCCTGGTGAAATACCCTTTGTCGATAAGCATTTGCAGGAGCGCGGGAAGTTTGGTTGAGCGGTTGTAATCCGGGGTCATGGCAAGCTTGGTGTAGCTTGTAACTCTCTGGACAGACCACGGGAAAAACTGGCGTTTGGGCTTGACGCCAGTTGCGTATGACTCCCACGCGTCACTATATAGGTGATAGACAAGACTCAGGAGGTTACCGAGCCTGCCGTTCATCTCAAGGGCGGCGAAACGCTTGGGCATAAAGAACCACTTGGAAGCCTTGTTGATAATCTCTCTGCCTTTGCCTGTAATATCAAAGGTCAGGGAATAAGGCTCAGAAACCTCAAAGACTGGATTGTCAACCATGCCCGAGAAATTGGCAGCGAGGTATCTCGCCGCATCCTCAGTGCTGGAGTTAGGCTCAAGAGCAAGCGGGATTACTACTTCATTGCACTCGTCACCCAGCAGGCCGTCAGGAGCGGCCGCTCTCAGTTTCGAAAGTTCGATTGCCGTCTGAATTGCAAGCTTGACAACAGAAGGCTTGCAGGCATCAACTACGCCCTGACGGATTGTGTGTTCAACAGGCCATATCCGGAGCATTACATCAAACTCCGAAATAACAGGCGTATCCTTTGTTTCAGGATAAAGCCTGAGCATAGCTTCAACTGAATTGGCTTTAATCATCTGACATACTCCACAACGTACCCCTCTGCCGGGAGTTCGCACTCCTCATCAAGGCGGCACATTTCAGTAAAAATTCCGTGTCTGACCGCTACGACACTGCCGGTGTACCAGCTGATGTAGACAGTCGTCTTCATGCTCATGCCCATCAGGATGCCGGAGGTGAGCAGGGCTCCGGCAAGGACAGCGGCGATTACTCGACCCATACGAGGTCATACTCCGCCGGAACGTGGCAGTCCGTGCCCGCATGGCAGGCGTGGTAGCCCTCAGCATCCTCCCAGCCGACAATCTGGCGGGAGGAGTTGGAGCGGTATACCTGAGGCATGTCCGCGAAGCAGGCTCCGGCAAGGGAGCCGAAAAGGGCGGCAAGGACTGCCGCGGAAAGGAAAGTCTTCATGGTCAAATCTCCTCTACTCCGAGATGGGCGATGATGGTCATGGTCTCGCAGTCCTCGTGGCTGTGGCAGGCGGCGACGAGGCCGCCATGACGCCCGCAAAGACGCTCGCAGACGTCCGCGAGCCGTGCGAGGGTGCAGGAGTACGCAATCGGGTTCCGGCAGGCGAATTTCATGTCCCCGGAAAGTCCGTGCGCGGTCTCCTCCAGCCTGTAAGTCCCGAGAGGGGAGTCATACCACCAGGCGGCGGCAGGCATGAGAGCCATAACCATGTCCCAGAAGTGCGCAATGGCTGCTTTGTTGTTCATGCGGCCTCCTGAAGCTCTTCCCTCGCGAGGCGGAACTCGACATAAAAAGCGCAGGGAGCCTTGTCCCGGGCGGAGGTGTTAGACAGTGTATAGACGAAGCGCGGCAGGCCATGCGGCAGGCGCTCAAGTTCGAGCCACATAGCCTCGGCGTTCATGAAGCCGAAGATACCGCCAAAGGTGAAGTCCATGCGGATCGTCCTCATGCCGTGATCATGGCCGTACCTGATGCGGATCTCGCTGACGCTGTGGGCGGCGGCGATTTCGGAGTGCCTTGCGGCAACCGCCTGAAGTTTGGTCATCTCTGTGTTCATAATCTCTTCTCCTGAAAGGCAGGCCGGAGCCTGCCGGAATGATTGATTAAGCGGCGAACTGCATGATTACCGCCCTTACGTAGTCGGTCGCCTGGAGCTTGATGCTCGCATCAGACCTGTTCCACCCATTCTGATTCCACTCAGCAGTCTCCTGAATGAGGTGGCTGGCAAATTCCTGAAGGTATCCGAAGCGCTTGTTGTCTGACCAGACTTCCTTCTCGTTGACTCCGTACTCAGCGCAAGCCTGCTCGCTGGCGTCCTCAATGAAGTTCCAAACCTTGCGGTTGATGACTGCGGTGATGTTATCCATTTTGCTTCCCTCTGTTGCTGCTGTTGTTGCTATTGCCGAGCTTTCTTCCAAGCTCTGCGTTCAGTATATGACAGCAATCAAACGCAATCAAACGTTTTTTAACAAAAATCGATAAATTTTGTGAAGTGCATCACAAAATCAGGCAAATGTAGGCTAGCCTAAATTTCAAAACGTTTGATTTATAAGCTAAATCAAAGAGTTATCGCAAATGTGATGTAGGCTAGCCTACATAAAAATCTCTTGCAAACCAAAATTGACGGCAGTAGACTGAAATGGCTGCCGGATGACAGCAGGCAATCGGGAGATGAAATGGCTGAGAATGAGAAAGAGAAGCGGTTGGCCTCCGCAGTAATAGACGAGCTGGGAGGCCCGGTCAGGGTGGCGGGCATCTGTAAGGTGCGTCCCGCGTCAGTCTCAGGCTGGAGGGTTTCCGGCATTCCGGAGGCAAGACTCCAGTACCTGATGCTGGCCTATCCCATGCTGAAGGCCTGGGCGATAGAGGATGAGGAGGAAAAATGTCAAAAGAAGACAACATCATGATGCTGAAGGTCTATGGCAAGCTGGAGGATGCGAAAAAGCTGATTGACGAGGCCATGAGCCTCTGCCAGGAGCTTCAGCCAGTCAGGGTTGATCCGGCAGCGAAGGAACAGCACACGCTTGACGACATCAGGAGCCGGATTAAGGAGATGATGGAGCAGGCGAGGCCGCAGGCAAAGGAGTTTGTGAAGGAGATGCTGCAAAGGCACAAGGCCGCGAAGCTGTCAGACCTGAGAGCAGAGCAGTATGAGCAGGTATGGAAGGAGTGCAGGGAATGGGTACCGTTTTAAGGAAGGACGAGGCAGGGACGGCGCACGCCGTGCTGTCAGCCTCCGCGTCATCGAGGTGGCTCCACTGCCCGCCGTCACTCAGGGCAGGCGAACACATCATCAATGTGCCGTCCCAGTGGGCTGACGAGGGCACCAGGGCACATGAGCTCTGCGCGCAGGCTCTCGCGAAAGGCTGGGGGAAGGAAATAACCCCGCTGAAGCAGGCTGACAGTGAGTACGACGAGGAGATGAGGCAGTCCGCGGTATGCTATGCCGCATTTGTGAAGGAGCAGGCCGGAAGCTGTGACTGCGATGTCTTTATTGAGCACAGGGTTGACTACTCCAATGCAATCGGAGTACCGGACAGCTTCGGTACTGCTGACTGCATACTGCTGGAGAAGGGTACGGGCATTGCCCATATCATTGACTTCAAGTATGGCTTCCAGCGCGTCGAGGTCATTAAGAACACACAGCTGATGCTCTATGCTGCAGGCGTGTATTCGGAATTCGGGAAGCAGTACGGCATTAGAGAATTCAGGCTGTCGATTTTCCAGCCGAGGATTGCCAATGCCAATACCTGGAGAATTACGGCAGAAAGGCTGACGTCAGTCTGTGAGAAGGCCTTCAGGCCTGCCGCGCAGCAGGCGGTCAGCGGCGGGGGCGAGTTCCGCGCCGGAGAATGGTGCCGCTTCTGTCCGGTCAGGGCAATCTGCCGGAAGAATGCCGAAAGGCTCATGACTGACCCGAGGATTGTCCCGCCTCCGATGCTGACCGACAAGGAGATTGTGGCACTGCTTCACATCGCCGATGACATCTCGTCATGGCTCAGCGATGTGAAGGCTTATGCCCTTGAGTCCGCAAAGGCCGGCCATGTCTGGGAAGGATTTAAGATAGGGCATGCCAAGGGCAGGCGCGTCTTCACTTCGGAGCCAGTGGTTGCGGAGGTGCTCAGGAATGCCGGCATTGAGCCTTACGCGGAACAGAAACCGAAGCTGAGGGGGATTTCAGACCTCGAGAAAGAGCTGGGAAAGAAGAAGTTTGCAGAGCTGCTCGGAAGCCTGACGGTTATGAAGGAAGGCATTGAGAAGCTGGTAGCAGAAGGAGAATAGCATGAAGGAACTGAAGATAACACAGGGTCCGGTCCGCAGGGCACAGAAGGTTGTGCTCTACGGTTCGGAGGGTATCGGGAAGTCTACGCTGGCGGCGCAGTTCCCTGACCCGCTGTTCATCGACACTGAGGGAGGCACCTCGCATCTCGATGTCAGGCGCATCAGCTTTGACGGGTCATTCGGAGACCTGATTGAAACCATCGAGGCTGTGGCGGCGCAGGATGTATGCCGCTCGCTGGTGCTTGACACTATGGACTGGGCGGAACAGATCTGCGTTGCTGACCTGCTGAAGAAGTACCGCCAGACCTCGATTGAGTCCTTCGGGTACGGCAAGGGATATACCTATCTCGCGGAGGAGGTGCAGCAGATCCTCAGAGCGATGGACAAAGTGATTGCATCCGGAAAGAATGCGGTCATCGTCGCTCACGCCAAAATGCGCAAGCAGGAACTGCCCGACGAAGCCGGAGCGTTTGACCGCTGGGAGCTCAAGCTCTCACGCCAGTCCGCTCCGCTGGTCAAGGAATGGGCTGACATGCTTCTCTTCCTGAACTACAAGACTGTCGTCGTCCATACTGACGCCAATACCAACAAGGCTCAGGGCGGCAAGCGCGTCATGTACACCACTCACCACCCCTGCTGGGACGCGAAGAACCGGTGCGGTCTGGCTGACGAGCTGCCGTTGGACTTTGCATCAATCGCGACGGCTTTTGAGTCTCTCTCTGAGCTTATGGCAAAATCAGGGATTACCGAGGAGCAGATCCGCTCTGTCGTCTCGGAGAAGGTACTGCCTCAGGGCGCTCCGCTGTCCTCCTGTGAGGGCGCGCTCCTGCGCAACTGGGACAGGATTGTAAGCAAGATTAAGGAGTAATTGATTATGGCAGATAACACCAATATGAATGAAGCGATGGGCTGGGATGACTCCATCGAGAACGAGGGGCAGGAATTCATCCTGCTCGATGAGGGCGACTACGAGTTTACCGTGGAGAAGATGGAGCGCGGGCAGTTCAACGGCAGCGCCAAGCTCTCTCCTTCCCCGAAGGCCACGCTGACCCTCGCTGTTGCTACCGACAGGGGAACCGCTCACGTCAAGACTGACCTCATCCTCAACCGCGCGCTTGAGTGGAAGCTGTGCCAGTTCTTCCTCTCCATCGGGCTCAAGAAGCATGGCGAGCCGCTGGTCATGAAGTGGGGCGAGGTAACCGGCAGGACTGGCAAGGCACACATCCGCCAGCGCTCATGGACCGGCAATGACGGAGTTGAGCGCAAGTCCAACGATGTTGAGCGCTACCTTGACCCGATGGAGCATTCCGCTGGTTCTTCGGCATCCGCTCCGGCTCAGAAGAAGCAGGTCCCCATTCAGGAGCCTGACATGTCCGACAATGACGAGGACTTTCTGAAATGATGGAACTCCGCCCGTACCAGAACGAGGCGGTAGCGGCAGTCTTCAAGGACTGGCGGCAGGAGGGCAGGAGGCGCGTGCTGATTGTCCTCCCCACCGGATGCGGAAAGACCATCGTCTTCTCCGCCATCATCAGAAAGGCTGTTGAAGAGGAGGGCCTGCGGGCCCTTGTTATCGCCCATCGTGAAGAGCTTTTGCAGCAGGCTCACGACAAGCTGCTGAATGCCGCTGAGATTGACTCTGTTTTTGAAAAAGCCGAGAAGACCTCACTGGGTACCGATGCAAAGGTAGTTATCGGCTCAGTCCAAACTCTCTGCCGTGACAGCAGACTCTCAAAATTCTCCCCCGACGCCTTTGACGTGATTGTCGTTGATGAAGCGCATCATGTACTGGCTGACACCTATCAGAAGGTGCTTGCGCACTTCCCTGATGCAAGAGTTCTCGGCGTTACCGCGACGCCTGACAGGTCAGATCACAAAGACCTTGCGAAGTTCTTTGAGAATACTTCTTATGCTTATGGACTGGCAAAGGCTGTCAGGGCTGGCTATCTCGTCAGGCCGGTTGCGAAGCAGCTCCCGGTAAAAATTGACATCTCAAGAGTCAAAATCCAGAATGGTGACTTCTCGGACTCAGGACTTGATGAGGCTCTTGATCCGTACCTTGAGGAAATTGCCGGTATTATGAAAACCGAGTGTGCCGGCAGGCGCACTGTCGCTTTCCTGCCGCTGGTAGCTACTGCCAAAAGGTTCCGTGACTGCCTTGCCGCTGTTGGCATGAAGGCCGCAGAGGTTGATGGGGAAAGTGAGGACAGGCAGGAAATCCTGAGTGCTTTTGATAAAGGAAAGTATGACGTACTATGCAATGCCATGCTCCTGACTGAAGGCTGGGACTGCCCTCCGGTTGACTGTGTGGTAGTGCTCAGGCCGACAAGATCGCGCGCGCTGTATGTACAGATGGTCGGCAGGGGAATGCGCCCGAGCAAGAAAACAGGAAAGAAGGATCTTCTGCTTCTCGACTTCCTGTGGCTTTCTGAAAAACACAACCTCTGCCATCCGTCAGTCATTGTAGCAAAGAACGAAAAAATCGCGCAGAAAATTGACAAGGCTCAGGAAAACGGCGAACAGGTTGATATCCTCGATGAAGAGAAAAAAGCGGGCGAAAGCGTACTGGAGGAACGCGAACAGGCCCTTGCATCTTCCATCAGGGCGAACAACACAAGAAAGGCAAAGACTATTGACCTTGTCGAGGCGGCATCAGTGCTTGACTCGCCTGATCTTGCGGACTATGAGCCCGTGTACGCGTGGGAAAGCGCTGAACCGACAGCGAAGCAGCTTGAGACTCTCCAGCGGATGGGTATTGCGCCTGACGGAATAAAATCCAAGGGACAGGCAAGTAAATACCTTGACCTGCTCATCAGCAGGAACAGGGCCGGCCTCTGCTCCGTAGGACAGGCGAGAGGACTGAAACGGTATCATTTCAGCAATACCGAGACCTGGAGCAGGGAAGATGCAAGTCTGATGTATGATGTGCTGAAGAGCAACAACTGGAAGCCCCTGAGGTTCATGTACCCGCTGGAGGAGTTCAATCCGGCGAACTGGGATCTCAAAGGGTATCTGAACAGGATAGGTTTTAAGAGGAAATCAACGGACAATGGCTGACATAAAGGTGCTTGACGCGCTGGCGTCAATCGATCCTTCCATGTGCAACTACAGCCAGTGGACTGAGGTGGGAATGGCCCTCAAGGAGGAGGGCTTTTCTGTCTCTGACTGGGACTCATGGAGCAGGAAGGATGCAGCAAGGTATCACGCAGGGGAATGCGAGAAAAAATGGAAGAGCTTCAACGGCTCCGGCAGACCGGTAACCGGAGGGACTATCATTGAGATGGCAAGGCAGAACGGATGGACTTACAGCGCGAAGCTGTCAAATGACGCGCCGATGGATTTCGGGGATGAAATCTCCATTGAGGAAAAGGAAACCTGCGAGGCAGCGGGGCCGAGGCAGCAGGCTGACTACGAACAGCTGAAAACCTACATCCAGACGCTCTTCCGGCCTGATGACACAGTATGGTACTGCACCAAGTCCTTCAAGGGCGAGGACGGCAAGTACAGGCCGAGCGGAGAGCACTACCACATGAAGGCCGGGGATATGCTCCGCCAGCTTGACCATTACCACAGCCTGCCGGAAGTTGTCGGGGACTGGGATCCGGATGCCGGAGCCTGGATCCGCTTCAATCCCTTCGACAACTCAGGTTTCTACAAGGACGAAAACATCACAGCCTACCGCTATGCCCTCGCTGAGTCTGACTCGCTCCCCATCGAGGAGCAGTACAGAGTCCTCAGGGAAAGCAGGCTTCCGATTGCCGCGCTCGTCGAGAGCGGAGGGAAATCACTCCATGCGGTCTTCAGGGTTGATGCAAAGGACAAGTTCGAGTACGCAAGCCGCGTCAGGGATGCGTACGCCAGCCTGAACACCTTCGGTTTCCTTGTTGACCCGCAGAATAAGAACCCCTCAAGGCTTTCGCGCATGCCCGGAGTTACAAGGAACGGCAATGTGCAGAAGCTGATTGCCACAAACATCGGCTGCAAGACATGGGAGGACTGGCAGAGAACCCTCAGGGTCTCGCCGCTTCCGGAAATTGTCTCCCTTGGCGACAGGCTCCTGCATCCTCTCGAGATGCCGCCCGAACTCATTCACGGGCTTCTCAGGGAAGGGCACAAAATGCTGGTGGCAGGCCCTTCCAAGGCGGGCAAATCCTTTGCTCTCATGGAACTCTGCATCGCGTTTGCCGAAGGGCGGTCATGGATGGGATTTGAATGTGAGCAGTGCAAGGTGCTCTATGTCAACCTCGAGATTGACGAGGCAACCTGCGAGCACCGCTTCATCGACATTTACAAACAGTACGGTCTGACTCCGGAAATATGGCATGCCGGCAACATCCAGGTACTCCCCCTCAGGGGGCAGGCCAAGCCGCTTGACGATCTTGTTCCCCAGCTGATTGACGCAATAAAGGACCAGGGATACAAAGCTGTCATCGTTGATCCTATCTACAAGGTTATTACCGGAGACGAAAACAACGCCTCGGATATGGGGCACTTCTGCAACCAGTTTGACAAACTGTGCCAGAGCGTAGGCTGTGCCGCAATCTACTGCCATCACCACTCAAAAGGGGCACAGGGACAGAAGAAAGCTCAGGACAGGGCATCAGGCTCAGGCGTGTTCGCAAGAGATCCGGACGCGCTGGTTGACTTTATCGAACTCAACAAGCCTGCCGGAGACAAGCCTATGGCATGGGGCGAGACTATCAGCGGAGACGGTATCGAGCACGGTCCGGCATTCCGCATGGAGTTCTCACTGCGTGAGTTCGCATCTCCCGAGCCTGTCAGTTTATGGTTTGACTATCCCTGCCATGTAATTGATATTCACGGCGAACTGACAGGAGCATACGCTGACGGTGAGGAAGAGACTAATCTCGCAAAGTCCGGCAAGAGAGAAAAAGAGGTTACCGAATACCGCATGGAGGAGGCTTTTGGCTCGCTGATGATAAAGTTCCATGACCGGGATACCTTCCATATTGACGAGGTTGCGGCAGAACTGGGAGTCAAGGAACCCGCTGTCAGGAAGTTCCTGAAGAACCATACCAATGACTGGCAGAATGTGAGGGGGGACATTACTTTCATAGGAGATCCTCAGAAAAACGGAACCGATGAACAGAAATAGTACACACTGAATTTTATGGCAGAATAAGTCAGGTATCAGGCTTTCAGGTATTCGGGGAGGAATTTTTTAGAAACGATCATAGGAGAAATTTTCCCTATGATCGTTTCAGTGGAGGAAAAGATCATAGGAGAAATTTTCCCTATGATCGTTTGGTCATAATTCGCGATCATAGGGATTTTTCCCCTATGATCGTTTGAGATAAAAATGTGAACTGTATCACAAAAAATGACCAAACGATCCGATCATAGGGCTTATAGATAATTCCTATGATCGTTTCGCTTCGCTCACGCGCCGTGCACGCACCTCCGGGATCATAAGGGCTTTTAATGGGCCCTATGATCCCAGAGGTGGTGTACGTGCACCCGCCCCTATGATCGTGGGCGGCAGTCAGATGGTTAAAAATTTTGTACATACATATTCAGGAGTTTTCATGGCGGTCAAAAATGAAATCAGTTTTACAGTGCCCGGCGAGCCGGTTGGAAAGGGCAGGCCGAGGCTGTCATCAAGAAACGGGTTCGCGCATGCCTACACTCCGGCAGGCACGAGAAAGTACGAAGCTATGGTCAGGAAGCTGGCGGGAGAGGAGATGGAACGGCAGGGACTGGCTGTTACGGAGCTTCCGGTCTATGTCTCAATCGCGGCAAGGTACGCCATTCCGAAGAGGCACCTCGCCTCGGATGGCAGCCTCAGGAGCCATAAGGCCGGAACGAAGCTGGCTGGTGAGCTGGATGCAATGCTCAACGGCGATATCATGCCGGGGAAGCCTGACCTGGACAATGTGGTCAAGGCCGTTCTCGACGCGCTCAACGGAACAGTATTCACGGATGACTCGCAGGTTGTCTCGCTCGTGGCGGGCAAGGACTGGCAGAATGCTGAGGAAGGGTACGGGCCGGGGGTTGACGTTGCCGTATGGTGGTACGCGGATGCATGACTTGTAAAAATTAAATCACTATGACCGTTTGACAGCGCTGGTGTTTGATATAATACTGACAGGCTGATCCAGCCTGAGATTTTGGAGTTCCGGAATGGACGACTTTCACGCTCTTCTGCCGTACTGCGCTGCCGGGGTGATTGCGCTCATTGTGGCACTCTGCCGTTCGACAATAGCCAATGTTCCACCGACTGTCAGGCTCCGCATACTGGATGCCATCATCTGCGCCGCTGGGGCTGTGGCTGTCTGCATTGTGGCAGGGAACCATTTCCCGGAACTCTTCACGCATGGCGACGGGGTTGCCGTCGCCTTCACATTCGGGTACCTCGGCGCAGGCAGGCTGTCTGATTTCGCTGTTTCCCTCGCGAGGAAGAAACTGGGAGGCAGTGAGTCATGATGAAGGCGGTCCTGCGCTATGGCTCAGAGGCGCTGATTTGCGGCGTGTTTGCATGGCATGGCTACGCATGGCTTTATTTTGTGCTGGCCATAGCGTGCTCTGCCGCGCTTGCGGTCAGCAGGCAGAGAAGCAGATACAGGGAGGTGAGCAATGATCACCAAGCCTAAGATTGAAATCGATCTCGCGAAGGTTACCCAGCTGGCTTCGGAGGGGAAAACTGTCGCCCAGATGGCTGCCGCGCTGGGAGTCAGTGATGACACGATTTACAGCAGGAAACGGGAAAGCAAAGAATTTCGTGAGGCGATAAAAAAAGGTCAGGAAATGTCCAATGAAGTCGTTGAGAACACGCTGTTCAACATGGCTAAATCCGGCGAGTGCGTTGCCGCGACAATTTACTGGCTTAAGTGCAGGTGCCGCGAGAGATGGTCTGACAAGCAGCAGATTGACCTGTCCTCCAGCGGCGGCCCTATTCAAATTCAGATCATCAACGACCTGAAGGACTGATATGGCGGTGAGGCAGGTCAGGCTTTCCGACATTGTAGGCAAGGGCTATGCCGACTTCTGGCAGGCCTCTCAGCGCTACCGTGTCGTCAAGGGCTCGCGTGCCTCGAAGAAGTCCACCACCGCGGCGATGTGGTACATCGTCAACCTGATGGCACAGCCTGCCGCCAACCTGCTTGTGGTCAGGCGCTACGGCAGGACGCTCAAGGACTCCTGCTTCGCGCAGCTCCGCTGGGCGATTGACCGCCTCGGCGTAAGCCAGTTTTGGCGGGCGACAACCAACCCGATGGAGCTGACCTACGAGCCGACGGGGCAGAAGATCCTCTTTCGCGGGCTTGACGACGGTCTCAAGATCACCTCCATCACGGTCGCGAAAGGCGTGCTGTGCTGGGTATGGATTGACGAGGCCTACGAAGTCCGCAAGGACGACTTCGAGAAGCTTGACGGCTCAATCCGCGGAACCATGCCCAAAGGCCTGACTCCGCAGATTACGCTGACCTTCAACCCCTGGTCAGACCGCTCATGGCTGAAAAGCGAGTTCTTCGACAGGCCGCGCGCGAACGTGTTCACAAAGACCACGACCTACAGGTGCAACGAGTGGCTCAGCCCTGCCGACCTTGAGCGCTTCGCGGAGATGCGGAAGGACAATCCGCGAAGGTTTGCGATTGAGGGTGACGGCAACTGGGGAGTCAGCGAGGGGCTGATTTTTGACCGCGTGTCAGTGCAGGACTTTGACGCGCAGGCCATGCTCAGGAACCGGAGCGTCCAGCCGCTGTGGGGGCTTGATTTCGGTTTCACCGACCCGACCGTCCTTCTCGGGCTCCTTGTTGACGAGGAGCACAGGAAGGTTTACGTCTGGAAGGAGTGGACGGCGACAGGGTGCACCAACGCGGAGATTGCGGAGGCTGCCCATGACCTCGGCATCATGCATGAGAAGGTCATCTGCGACAGCGCAGAGCCGAAGAGCATCATGGAACTGCGCAGGTGCGGCATCAACGCGGTGGCGGCCTACAAGGGCCCCGACAGCGTTCAGGGCGGCATCAGGACAATGCAGGGCTACGAGTGGGTAATCCACCCCTCCTGCACCTTTGCCGCCCACGATTTCATGAACTACGTGTGGAAGCGCGACAAAAGCGGGCAGCCGACCGACACGCCGGAGCACGAGTTCTCCCACGCGCCTGACGCCGCAAGATACGCGATGTCGGGCCGCAGGAGCGTGATGAGGATTGACCCGTCAAACATCAGGATGCTGAGGACAGGAGTATGACGACAGCGAGAAGGACGAAGAAGACAATCGTGAACGCGTCCAACGCGGCAGAGATTGAGCGCATGCTCCGCATCCCCCGCCGGACTGTCGCCGCCTTTGACAGCCCTGCCAAGGTCAGACAGGCGTTTTCCCTGCCCGTCACCCTCGGCGCGCCGCGTGATGAGCGCGAGGCTCTTGACATGGCGTTTGACTCCGCCGGAGGCTACTCTGCCATCTGGGAGAGTCTCCAGCAGCACGCGCAGGAGATGGGGCAGTATCCGATTACCAGCTTCATCGGCTACGGCGCCCTGCAGCAGATTGCCCAGAACGGCATGATCCGCGCCTGCGTGCAGACTGTCGCGGACGATATCACCCGTGAGTGGATCAAAATCGAAGGCGGCGACAGCACTGCCCCGGAGGCCGTGCAGGCTCTTGAGGACGCGGTCAACGACAAGTACCACCTCAAAGACCTGATCCACAAGGCCGCGGTGACTGTCGGCTATATGGGCGGCGCATTCATCTTTATCGACACCGGGGCGGAGGGCGCGGATCTCGAGCTTCCGCTCAGGATCTCGTCTCTCTCTGCCGAAATGTCGCAGAATATGGATCTCAGCTTTGTGCTTGTCGACCCCGTCAACGTAACCCCGGGAGACTACAACTCCGGCAACCCGCTCCGAGCTGACTACATGACCCCGAAGTGGTGGTGGGTTCTCGGGCAGAAAGTACACGCGTCGAGGCTCATTCCGGTTTTCGACAATCCGCCTCCGGTGCTCCTCCGCCCCAGCTACAACTTTTTGGGGATACCGCAGGCGCAGATTTTGTGGGATTACGTCCTGCACTGGAATGAGTGCCGCATCTACACCGCGAACCTCCTGAAGAAGGTGTCGCTCCTCGTCTTCAAGACTGATGTCAACGCGACTTTGCAGACTCCGGGCGGTGTGCAGACGCTCGACACGCACATGTCGATGTTCCAGCGCTACCGCGATAACGACAGCGTAGCAGTCTGCGACATGACCGACGAGGACATCGTCAACGTGCAGACAAGCATCGCTGGCTGTACCGACATCGTGCGCCAGTCCCTTGAGATGATCGCGTCAATCAACAGGACTCCGGCGGTCAAGCTTCTCGGCATCTCTCCGAGCGGCTTCAACGCCACTGGCGAGTCGGACCTCAAGAATTACTACGACCACATCAGGACGAAGCAGGAGCTTTACCGCTCCGCCATCATGACATGCCTGCGCGCGATTGAGATCGCGGAGACGGGCAAGATTGATCCGTCAATCACCTTCGAGTTCAACACGCTGGGAGTTGACAGCGACACCGCCAAGGCTGCCAACGCGCAGACGCGCGTCAACACGCTCGGCGCGCTCCTTGACCGTCAGGTCATCAGCCCCGAGGAGGCGCGCATGGCAGCAAAGGCTGACGCCGACACCGGCCTCGGCTTCATCGATGACGAGATGCCAGACACCGGAGTGCCGCAGGACTTTGAGACCGACGAGCCGGAGAACCCCGCCGCCGGCCTGATGGCACGGCAGGAGCCTCCTGCCGCCGGAAAGAATGACGCGGAGGCTGAGGAATGAGCAAGCCAAGGACAGCGCGCGCCGTGGCGGGCAATCAGGGCGTCCAGCGTGAGTACGCGAAGCGCCTGAATGCCGTCCTGCGCAAAGTCCTCCGTGAGGCTCTTGCCGACATGAGGAAAGACGCGGAGGCCGTCGGCCTTGCGCAGGACGCCGCAGGCGATGCGGTCTCCGGCTACCTCGCTGACCGCTTCGCCGAGCGCATGGCACGCTGGATGATCAAGGCGGGCGAGGAGGCGGAGAAGGTCTCCCGCTGGTTCTGCGCGCAGATGTACCGCACTACCACCTCAGCACAGAAGAAGGCTCTCGAGGCCGCGGGCATGTCGGAGAAGGCTATCGACATGAGATGGAAAGTGCCCCTGCTGAAGCGTCAGTACATCAGCCCGACCGCGGCGAAGAGGCTCGCCAAGGACATTGCGGATAACACCGGGCTGATTACCAAGATGGCGTCTCAGGATCTCGCAAGGCTTCAGGCGATGATGAGCGAGTCCGCAGGACGGAACGTGAATTTTGACGACATCGAGAAGCTGCTCGAATCGTCACAGGGGTTTGATACCGAGCGCGCGAAGCGTGTTGCCCTGGATCAGACCAACAAATTGAACCAGCAGATCCAGCGCGACAACGCGGAGGATCTCGGTATCACGAAGTGCATATGGGTCCACATGCCGGGGCAGTACACCTCAAGGCAGACCCATAAGAAATTTGACGGTCAGGTCTTCGACACGAAGACCGGGCTGTATGACTCTGATGTAGGCAAAAACGTACTGCCGGGCGAGCTGCCGTATTGCAGGTGTGTCGCCCGAATGGTACTGCCGGAGGGACTGTATGACTGACGCAATCGAGCGTGTTGCCCTTGACGCTGAGAGTAAGAGGACATATGACGACAACGGCTTCCTGCACGTGAGCATTTCGCCGCTCACCCGTGTGCAGGTCGCCCCGTACCATGGGAGTGAGATCCCCGGCTGGCAGTCGCTCGGGCTTGATCCTGAGCGCATCTATAAGGGCTACCGCAGTGCGGAGGAGCTCTCGAAGCCTGAGACCATCGAGAGCGTCAACGGGATACCCATCCAGCTGATGCACCACATGGACTATGCAGATGCGCCTGCCAAGGCAACCCGCGTGGGCAGCACCGGAACCGATGCGGCATTCCATGACCCGTATCTCACGAACAGCCTGCACATTCAGGACAAGAAGGCGATTGACCGCATCAACGATGGCAGTATGCGCGAACTCAGTCTCGCGTACCGCTACAAACCGATTTTTACCGCAGGCGTGTCGCCTGACGGCGAGAAGTACGATTTCCTCATGACGGACATTTCCGCCAACCACCTCGCTCTCGTTGACGAGGGCAGGGCAGGACATGAGGTGCTCGTATATGACAGCAAAGAAGGAGAAAAATCCATGGCTGAAGAAGTAAAAACCCCTCAGGCGACTGACGAGGAGCCTGCGAAGCAGGAAGCGGCAGTCGCCGAGGTCGCAAAGGGAGTGCAGGATCTCGTAGACCTCAGCAAGCCCGCGGAGCCTGCCGCTCCTGCCGCTGATGAGGAATGCGCGAAACCGGCCGAAGACGAGGAGCCGGACGCAATCGCCGCCCTTGTCAAGGATCTGACCGCCGCAGGCCTCGATCCCTCGAAGCTTCCGGGACTGGAGGACAGGCTCAAGGCTCTTGCCGCTCCCACCGCCACTGACGAGGAATGCGCGAAGCCTGCTGCCGATGAGGAGACCGCTCCGGCACAGGCTGCAGAGCCAGCAACCGACGAGGAGACCGCGCCAGAGGCAAAGCCTGCCGAGGACGAGGCGGTAACCGAAGGCCTGAAACAGTGCGGGCTCGACGGCGAGGATCCTGCTATTCAGAAGGCGTTTGCCGAGGGCATGAAGTACGCGTCTCAGGGCAATACCGCGGAGGCTCCCAAGGCTGACGCGGAGGCCGCCGCTGACCGCGCCATCAGGGACGCCACTGCCAAAGTTGAGGCGAAGTACGCCGCAATCGAGGAGTGCCGCAGGAGCCTCGGCAAGGTCAGGCCCATGGCCTATGACTGCGCGGGTGATGTGTACCGTGATGCCGTCAAGGCCGAGGGCATCAGTTCCAAGGGCATGAGCGACGATGTTGCGATGAACGTTTACCGCACTGCTGTCGCCATGAAGTCAAAGTTTAAGGGTGCTGCGATGGACTCAAAGCCTAAGGCTCAGAAACCGGGCCGTCTCAGCTCTATTCTCGGAAACATCAATAAGGAGTAACTATGGCTATGCAGACCAAAGTAGGCCTTTATCCTGTTACCGGCTTCCCCGGACAGGAGGTCAACCCCGGCTCCGCAATCTACACCGCAGAGAACTACATCTCTGACGGCACACTGACCGCAGGAGCCTTCGCTTTCACCTCTGCCGTGACCGGAACAGGCACTGCCGCCGCCTTCAAGGCCGCAGGCAAGACCGGAACCGCTCTCATCGGCTTTGTTGAGCGCACCGTAACCGGCGCAATCCTCTCCCCTCTCAACGAGGCTGAGGGTGCTTACGCTCAGGGAACCGGCGCTTCCATCGCGCTCCGCGGGCAGTTCTACGCGTCTGCCTCCGGCGCCGTAACCGAAGGCCAGTCCGTACTCGTTGACCCTGCTACCGGCGCAGTCACCTACGGCAATGCCGGAGCCGACAACGACACCGGCTGGATCGTCCACCTGCCCAACGGCCTTGCGACCGCGGCAGAGGGCGACATCGTAATCTATGAGAGAGTCTGAGGAGGCAACCAATGACTAATCTTGATCTTGAGAAGGCAAGGGAACTGGGCATTTCCTCTCCCTATGCCGTCGGCTTCATGCCTTACAATGAGGTGAACGGGAAGATCCGCACCGACCTCAATGCGGCAAAGCGCCAGCTTGCGCAGGACTCTGTGTCCGTAACCACTCCGAGTGTAGGCGCGCCTTCTGCGCTCTACACCTACCTCGATCCCCGCATTGTGGAGATCCTGTTCGGCGTTACCAACGCGAACCGCTTCTTTGCTCCGGTGAAGAAGGGAAGCTGGACTGATGACTTCACCCAGTTCCCTGTCGAGGAGATCTCCGGCAACGTCGGCCCTTACGCTGACTACGGCGACGGCCCTTCCAGCGACACCAACCACGAGTTCCCCGTCCGCCAGTCCTTCAGGTACCAGACCAGCCTGAAGTACGGTGACCTCGAGGTTGCGAAGCTCGGAGTTGCAGGCATCGACCTCGCGTCCAGAAAGCAGACCGCGGCAGCTCAGGTAATCGCCATCGCGGAGAACAAGTTCCAGTTCTACGGCGTCAAGGGGCTTAAGTCCTACGGGCTCCTCAACGACCCGAACCTTCCCGCGTCCATCACTCCTATCAGCGTAGGCGGCAAGTCCACCTGGGCGGATAAGGTTGCGGCAAATCCCAGCGACGCGGCAAACATCGTCTTCAACGACGTCATGAAGCTGTGGGGCGAGCTCACCAGCAACAATGGCGGCAACATCGATGTGAACAACCGCATCGTCCTCGGCGTAAGCAACAAGGTCATCAGCTACCTTACCATCCCCAACCAGTATGGCAAGACCGCGAAGACCCTGCTCACCGAGAACTTCAGCAGCATCGAGATCGTTCAGGCGCCCGAGCTCTCCACCGCTTCTGGCGAGATGCTCTACATGGTCGTTCCTGAGCTCTTCGGAGAGCCGACCGGCGAGTGCGCTTTCTCCGAGAGGTTCCGCATGGGCAGGCTTGTCGCAGAGACCTCCAGCTTCAGGCAGAAGGCTTCCGCGGCGACCTGGGGATGCGTAATTCGCAGGCCGAGCCTTGTCGCTACCATGCTCGGAGTCTGATAACGGGCTGAGCCCGAAAACGAGGGCGGTTCGCCGCCCTCTGATGCAAGTCAAAAGCGCGCATCGTGCGTTTCTGAGTTGCATCAACCACACAAGGAGTTTTTATGACTGCCAAGAAAGTTACCAAGCCTGCCAGCACCGACATTGTCGGAGGGACTCTCCATCGCGGAGAGAAGACTGAGCCTGTTTCTTCTGACTACACCTTCATCGCCTGCGGGCTGATGAACGGCATCAAGTTTGATGACGTTGACAACGGCAACGGCGGAACCAAGACCGTCGAGTTCTTCGGCATCAACTACGCGCTCCGCGGCAAGGCTGAGGGTATTCTTCTGCCGACTGGCAACGCCGTCATCAAGCGTGTCCTGAAGAAGGATTGGGAGGACATCAAGCGCAAGCACGGCCGCGAGCGCATCTTCACTGCCGTTCCTGCCCTTCTCTTCGAGGTTCCGGGCGGGCAGGCTGAGCTTGACGCGCGCGAGGACGAGGTGAGCGAGATACAGAACGGCCTGTCCCCTGTTGACCCGAAGAAGGTCGCAGGCGTCGAGAAGGCGAAGGCCGGGGAGTAGGCATATGGCAGACGTAACCCTTGACATCGCGAATTTCAGGGAGCACTACCCGAAGTTCGCCGAGGAGAAGGTCAGTGACGCCGAGATTGAGGATGCATGGCAGTTCGCGTGCTCGATGTGCGGCAGCACTGACAAGGATTCACGCCTGCCGTACATGCCGAAGGCGGAACCGCCCGTCTACACGCGCAAAATCGCGCTGTACCTCATCATGTGCCATGTGCTGACGATCGATGGCTGGGGCGGCGGTCAGGCCGGCGCGGTACAGTCCGCCTCTCAGGGCTCTGTTTCAACCTCGTTCCAGCTTCTGCAGGGCAAGACTACGAGCGAAAGCTGGTGGCTGCAGACTCCCTGCGGAGCGCGTTACTGGCAGATGATCAAGCCCCTGCTGATGGGCGGCAGGTTCTACTTCGGCAACAACTTCCATCCGTGGGGCTGACATGTCGAAAGACCTGAATGAGGCAAAGGAGCGGATAAGGCAGAGGATCGCGGAGGAGATGCAGAAGCACCACTCCGCGCTCATCGGCATTACCGACCCGAAGCTGGCGACAATCGCAACATATCAGGAGTTCGGCTGGGTTCAGCGCGTGACGGCAAAACAGCACGGCTGGCTCGGAGCTCATGCGGGATGGGACAAGGCTCCGCAGCCCGGAGCGTCGCTTGTGCTCAAGCCAAGGCCATTCTTCCACAGCACCGTGATGGCGAAGCACAAAAAATGGTTCCAGATTGCCCGCCGCGCTCCGCTCGTGATGGGCATTCCTGACACCGAGAAGCTCCTCGCGCTTGTCGGCGCCGAGATGGTTGCCGACGTACAGCAGACCATCAAGGACGGCGGCAACGAGTACGCGACATTCGAGGAGCGGCATCCCCTGACGATGGCGATTTACGCGCAGAGGGCGCAGGGGCATCAGACCGACGGCACTGGCGGTATCAGCATCGGCAAGCCCCTGTTCCTGACCGGACGCATGTTCGCGTCAATCCATTTCGAGATCATTGAGGAGGAGCCTGCATGAGCCTGAACCTGCATGACATTGTAAGAGGCGCGGTTACATCAGTCCTCGATGATGAGGATGTCTACCTTGTACAGTCCATCAGGCAGGAGTCTGACTGGGGACGCGTTACCGCGAAGTACGTGCCTGCCGAGCTCGTAAAGGCTCAGGTGCAGACGCTCTCAGGCGATGACCTGACCGTCTTGGCAGAAACCGAGCGGACGGAGCGCGACCGGAAGTTCTATCTGTACAGCGATACCGCGTCAGGTCAGACGCCTGCCGGAAACGTGAGGATCCTCGGAAGAACGGGCGATTTCCTGTACAGAAAACAGACGGGAACATGGTGGCTGGTGTATAATGTAACCGAGGACTTTACATCAGCCGGATGGGTCTGCGTCCTTGCTTCCGAACAGCAGGAAGTTCCGCCCGAGGTGTCTGCCGCCATTCCTGAGGAGACGAACGATGATTGACATTCCGCGTCTTGTCTGCCAGTTCGTCCATGAGTTCGCCAAGGGCGACGATGTGCCGCAGTATGGCGAGCGCCAGTTTGTCCAGGGGTTCCAGAACATGGCGAACCCGCCATGCGGAACACATGAGTTCTGTACCGTCTCGCTCCTCAACTCGATCCGCCATGGCACTGGCTGGCATCACTGGACAAATGAGAAAACCAGTGATCCTGAACCTTTTGAACAGCACCTCGAGGCCGTCGTTGAGCACGTGGTGCAGATTGACATGTGCTCCGCGGAGCCTTACGTACTGCCGCAGGTGACCGCAGAGCGCGCGCAGATTTTGCAGCTTGTCGCAGGCTCCAACATTGCCACCGAGTACTTTGAGTCCGCCACTGCCGGAAAGCTCACCTGCCTCTATGCCGAGGACGCTCAGGATCTCGCGGGCTTCGATGAGACCAAATCCTACACGCGCCGGTACATGCTCCGCCTGCATCTTGCGGAGAAGTATGACGCGCATTTTGACTCTGACTATTTCACCAAGATTGACATAAAGCCCATGGCTCTTGACGGCTCAGACCGGACGGAGCCGGGGGCTATCCACTACGGCGAGGTTGACACCATTACCCGTAATCTGACAACTAACAAGGAGAACTAAATGGCTATTCCTGCTTCTGAACTCGTAAGAGTCCAGCCGCGAGTCCTCGCCGGAACCGGTCAGGATCTCGCTTTCAACGGCCTCTTCCTGACCGAGAATGCGCTTGCTCCGGTCGGAACGCTTCTGACTTTCCGCGACGCCGCCAGCGTCTCGGAGTACTTCGGCTCAACCTCCGACGAGGCAAAGGCCGCCGCGGTCTACTTCGGGGGCTACAACAACAGCTTCCTGAAGCCGACTGCGCTGTACATGTGGCGTTCCCACAAGAACGCCAGCGCGCCTTTTGTGCGCTCCGCGGCTTTCAGCTCCGCGAAAGTCAAGACCCTGCTTGATGACCTGAAGGGCATTACCGCAGGCACTTTCAGCGCAACTATCGGCGGCACTGCCGTCAGCCTCAGCGAGGTAGACCTCTCCGGCTCTGACTCCATTTCCGCTGCGCTCGATATTGTAACCAAGAAGATTGCAGCTACTGAGGGAGCCTCTCCCGCCGCAGCTGGCGTCACCCTCTCGTGGAACTCTGTGTTCAGGGCTTTCACCCTGACCGCAGGCGCGGCAGGCTCAACTGTCGCAATTGCGAACCTCTCCGGCACTATCCCCGACGCTCTCGGCCTGACCTCCGGAGCTGTCGTCTCCGCAGGAGCGGACGCCCAGGATTACGCCTCCTGCCTCGACGAGGCGTGCGAGACCACGCAGAATTTTGTCACTTACTCAACCATCGCTGAAGCTGACAGGGCTGACGCGCTTGCGCTTGCAGGCTGGAGCAACACCCAGTATGCGGCAGGCAACCAGTTCCTCTACGTGTACTGGTCTGACGATGCCGTCCTTAAGACTGCTGACGCCTCTGAGACTGCCGCAATCGCCATCCGCGATGCGGAGTATACCGGAACCGCAGGCGTGTACGGCGATGTGAGGTATCCTGCATTCCTGATGGGCGTTGCCGCGTCGATTGACTGGGATCGTATTGACGGCGCGATTACCACCGCCTTCAAGGCTCAGAGCGGGCTTACTGCCAATGTTCAGGTCAAGGACGATGCCGCGAACCTCATCGCGAACGGCATGAACTTCATGGGCAACTACGCGAGCAGGAACGACAATTTTATCCTGTTCCAGAACGGGCAGATGTTCGGGCAGTGGTCATGGATTGACACTTATCTCAACGCGACATGGCTGAACAACGCGCTTCAGGTTCAGATCCTCTCCGGCCTTGAGCTCGCGGGGCGCGTACCGTACAACGAGGCTGGCTATACCCGCATCCGCGCATGGGTTCAGGATGTGGTAGACCGTGCGCTCACGAATGGTGTCATTGACCGCGGAGTCCGCCTCTCCGAGACGCAGAAGACCGAGCTTATCAATGAGGCCGGCAAGGACATCAGCACTGACCTCTATAACAACGGCTATGTGCTCCAGATTAACGACGCAACCGCGGCAGTCCGTCAGGCGCGCGTCAGCCCTTCCATGAGCTTCTGGTACACCTACGGAGGCTCAGTCCACAAGATCAACCTGCCTTCAACCGCAGTAGTCTAAGGAGGTAATCATGACTCAGGCACTTGGAAATATCACCTCTGCGAACGCGCAGATGTACCTCGTGGTAGACCAGCTCTATCCCGCAGGCGTACCCATCACCAACTTTTCGGCCGACTCCATGATGACCTCCGACGACATGGAAATCGCGCAGGTCAGGATGGGAGTTGACGGCGGCATGGCGGCAGGCTACGTAGCCAACCCCTACGCTGTAACCATCACCCTTGAGGCTTCATCGCCGTCCCTTGAGACCATGCAGTCAATCCTTCAGGCGATGAAGGTCAACAAGAGGACTTATGAATGCAAGCTGGTGCTGACCATTCGTGCAAGCGGTCAGGTTCACGTGTGGTCTCACGGAGTGCTCACCAACGGCAACCCCGTTCCGGCTCCGAAAAAGGTTCTTGACCCGACTTCATGGAAGTTCCAGTTCCAGGATTACAGCGTACAGGGAGCGTAAAACATGCGGAAGGAAGAGATTATCACGATTAACGACCGTGGCAATGAGCTGACCTTCCGCATCCGCGAGATGCCAGCCACCAAGCTTGAGGGCTGGCTTTTCCGCGTCGGAACGGCACTTGCGTCCACCGGATTCGCGAAGACCGAGGACATCGCGGACGGCATCGACACCACGAAGTACATTGCGAACCTCCTGGTGAAGGATGGCCTGCGCTTCCTCGGCAATCTCGATTACGAGAAGGTCGTAAAGCCTCTCGTTGATGACCTGTATTCATGCGTTGAGCAGAAAGTCGGGGAGGCGTACCTCGCGGTCACCGCCGATAACATCGACAGCAAGGTTGAGGACATCAGGAGCCTCTTCGCGATACAGAAGGCGGTCATTACCCTGCACCTCGGTTTTTTCGGACTTGGCGGAGCCTCAGCCTCCGCGAAATCCCCCAGCCCCGAGGCTTCAGGGCAGCCCAAACCGCGAATTGTTCCCCGCTCTTCGCGCCCCTGATCATCAACCACTACGCAACGCTGTACGAATTGCAGACGGTATATGACTACGAGGACGCGCTGATGATGCTGGAGTGCATGCAGGTGGACAGCTACAACCAGTGGGCACTCCAGCAGGCGGCGGAAAGGGAGGCAGGACATGGCAACCATTATTGACAAGGTCATGATTGCGCTGGACATTGACGCCAGCGGAATGCAGACAGGCGCAGATGAGTCCGGCAAGCAGATTGACCGCGTCGAGAAGAAAGTCGATGAGGCAAAGAAGAAGCTGAAGAGCGTCGGGCAGTCTGTTGACAACTTCGGCAAGAAGGCAGGCCATGTCCTGATGGGTTTTGTCGCCCCTGTCCTCGCCGCCGTCTCTGTCGGAAAGATGATAGGCGGCTACTTCTCTGACCTCGCCGCCGTCGCGGAAAGTACCGGAGCGTACAACAAACAACTGGAGGAGACGCGCCTGAAGAAGGCGCAGCTCCAGCGCGTGACGAAAGATGACATTGAGTTTTACAAGAAGAGCAGAGAGGCTCTTGTAAAGTTCAATATCGCGATGGGCGACTTTGCCGCCGCCGCCATGCGCTCCGTCATGCCCGCGATGGAGAAGATGATTGGCTGGCTGGGGAAGGTTACGGACTGGGTGTCGCGCAACCCCGACAACATCATCAGGTTCATGAGGGTGCTCGGCGCTGTCGTCGGCACTGTCCTGATACCTGTCTTTGTGCGCTGGGCGGCAGTCCTGCTCGCGAACCCCATCACGTGGATCGTGGGCTTGGTGCTTGCGCTTGCTCTCGCGATTGATGACCTCGTGGTCTACCTCAAGGGCGGCAGGAGTTCGCTTGACGCTCTGTGGAAGTCGATGGGGCTGGTCAAGGGCGACACCGAGACGCTCAACAGGCTCATGGGCTGGCTGAAGGATACCGGCCTCAGTCTCGCAAAGGCTCTCGGAGTCCTGCTGGCTGCTTTTACCGCATTCAAGGCTGTAACCGGCATCATCAACGGTATCAAAATCGCATGGACGGCCTTCACCGCCTCAGTCTGGGCAAATCCTCTCGTCCTTGCGCTTGGGCTTGTTGCCCTTGCCGCGTGGATGCTGTACAAAAACTGGGACGACGTCTGCGAGGGTGCAAAGGCCCTTGCGGAGGATATCGCCGACTTCTTCACAGACTGGGGGCGCAGCATCGCGGACGGCTTCTTCGCGCTCTCTGACGATATCGCTAGCGCATGGGATGCCGTTACTGATTTCTTTGCTGACCTCATCGGGCAGGGAGCGAATGCCCTCTCTGACTTCGTATCGCTCTGTTCTGATAAGGCGGCAGAAGCGGGAGACGCTATCAGCACCGGGTTCAGCGGCACATGGCAGGGCATTCAGGACGGAGCGGAGGCTCTTGGCTCTGACATTGGTTCAGCCTTTGACTCCGTGCTTTCCGCCGTCGGCGATGTGTGGCAGGGGATGAAGGATGGCGCTGGGGCAGTCGTTGACGACATCGAGAACGCGTTCAGCGGCCTGACCTCGTGGTTTTCCAGCCTCTGGAACAAGATCACCGGCGTCTTCGGCTCGGCGATTGACGGCATCAAGAGCAAAATTTCCGGCGTTGCCGGAATGTTAGGCATTGAGATGGGAGACAGCGAAGAGAAAAAGACGGGCGGTGGGCTGCTGACTCCGGAAGAGTACGAAAAGCAGAAGCAGATCGCGCTGGCAGGCGCAAAACGCAGGGAAGCAGCAGCCTCCGCCGCTCCTGTCCCGACTGCCGATGGCAGGAAGCAGACTGTTGTGGGCGGCGTGCAGGCAGTCCTTGCCGGCGCAGGCAGGGCGCAGGCTGTCCGCATGGCTCCGGTCTCCTCCTCCAGTTTCTCGTCTGTGCGCAATTCCTCGCAGACCTCATCTGTCCGCAACGACAACCGCAGGCAGGAGGTCAACATCACCATCAACGGCAATGCTGACCGCGGAACCGCGCAGCAGATTGGCAATACCGTCACAGGCGTCTTCAAGGACGGCGCCATGTCGCCCGTGCAGTAAGGAGGAGCCATGTTTGAGACCGTCATACGCGGATACGGAGCTATACAGAACAACTATCAGGCGCTCCAGGGATTCAACAGGCCTCAGGAGTCCGGCTGGGCAATCTGCAACGCTGACGACTTATCCGATGCCGTTGAGTTCACTGCATTCATGAATATGGACTACAGCGGTGAGTGCAAGATTATCTCCTCGCCTGTCGAGGAAGGCGGTTTTGTCTCCTACAACCGCACCTCGACGCCTGCCACCATTGGTTTGCAGGTAGCGATAAAGGGCACTCCCGATGACATCATG